AACATACCAGCAAGACGTAAATCCTTTAGAGCCAGACATCGTTGTGCCACAGCTACCAATAAACTATCTGCTAGATATTGGTCTTGCAAAGCGTGGTAATTTCTTTCGCAATTTCTATAAGTAAGAAAGCATGGTAAATGCCAAGAGCCAAAAAAATTTCCATAAGAAAATGTGGTAATTGTAATTGGTGCGGAAAAGAACTTTTATCAAATATGGGTGGTTGGATTATCAATGCAGAACATAAACATTTTTGTCATGGTATAGATCATACCTGTTTTGATGAGTATTTAACTACCATTAAATCAACAAGAGAGAATACCAAGCCAAACGCTAACTTTGACAAGTTAAAAGAAATATATATAGAATATCTTAAACGTGGTAAGCGTTTTAATAATAGGTAAATATATGCAGAAAAAAAAGAATGGTAAAAAAAAGAATGGATTTCCTGACTTAACTGGAGATGGCAAAGTAACTTTTGCAGACATCTTGAAAGGTAGGAAAGTTATTGGTAATGGTAAAAAAGGCAAATCATTAATGAGTTAATAATATGAAATCTAAATATCACACTACTCAAGAAGGTAAGAAAGCTCGTAAAGGTTTATACTACAATATAAATCAACGTAAGAAAAAAGGTATAAGCAGATCTAAATCTGAATCTACTATTTCTGGAAAATCTTATCGTTCTATGTTGGCAGGATTTAAAGACTGATCAATTTTTCTTAAAGCAAATTGATTATATATCTGTAAGTATCTTTCCCAAACATAGCTGCCATCAAACCAAAAGGATTCTTTTCTAGCTTTCATATTAGTATGATGGATCATAGTTGTATGATCTCTGTCAGATAGTATCTGACCAATGTTAGGTAAAGACATTGGCGTTAGTTCTCGTAATACATTTATAATAATAGATCTTGCAACCACAAGCTCACGTCTTCTACTGCTTGAAAGTATATCCTCAACAGTAACAAAGTTTAATTTTGCAACCTCAATTAAAATATCATTAATGTATGGATTAACTTTATATGCAGATATTTTTCTTTTCTTTCTTGATGCGTTATTATTATTTGTTCTTGAACGCATGTGTTGCAATGCAAGACGATAACCAACCTTAACTCCTAATCTAAAATTAGTTTTTTCTGTTGCTGTTAAATTTTCGTGTATAGTAGTTTTTAGACGTTGCTTAACTTCACTAACCCAATTATCTTTTAGCATAGATAATATTTTCCTTTCCCATTGTTTACAGTTTTTTTTTATAACGTAATTACTTACGCCATTATTTTTTCTTTTGTCTGCTCTATTTCAAAGATAAGTTTCTTTGAGTCAGATAAGTATTTTAGATACTTATACTGATAGCTTAGAGCCTTCTGATGTTTCTTCTCTTGAAGATCTCTCAGCTTTTGCAGACGAGATTTTAGTTCTTCCAACTAAATCCTCCTTTTGTTTTATGTTAGTAAAAACTGTTCTGACATTTGACACCTGGACATCAATCACTACACCTGTGGCAGTTGGATTTGATGCAGTCTCAATACTGTCAAATTCTTCTATATATTTAAAAGAACATTCACAGTTTTTAACTCTCACAATCTTACTCACTTTTATCCTTTTTGGCAATAGTATTTTGTCGTATTTGTTTTGTCATCTTCGTATAGATAGATAAATCATCATAATTATCTGCCTTATAATTCTTGGTGCAACGATATAGTTTTAATGCCATCATTAGATGACCAACGTCTTGTGGTTCTAATACTTTCTTGAGCTTATCAAAAAGAATGATAGTAAACATCTCAGCAAGAACAGCAAAGTTTTCATTGTAATCACCATAGTCTTGCTGTCTATCCTTAATTATTTTTCTTTGTATCTCTTCTTCTAATTGTACAAAATCAGTCATTCGTCATATCCAATCAATAGTAGGTTTGCCATTATAGTTTACATCATAAATAAACCAACCAAAAGCCATGAGACCACCAGCTAAAGTATTACTACTAGCTTTTTTAAATGGAACTCTTTTGCTAAAGATTAAAACCTTTTCTAATTTATTTTGATTGAAGATTAAGTTTCTTCTCTTAATACCCTCTAAATAACTTATCTTAGATAACATAATTACTTTACATTTAGCCAATGTAAATGCTTTTAAAGTAAACTCTGTTGAAAGATTGAATGGTGGATTGGTTACAATATTATCAGCTTTTCTTTCAGAATTTAAAAAATCAATTCCTGTATCTCCATAACCTCTATTGATTAAATCAGAGGAATAAACATCATAACCATTAGCTATTAATACTTTAGACATTGCACCATTGCCACAAGCACACTCCCAAACATTGCCTTTTAGTTTAATTATATTAAGTAATGATTGTGTTGCAGAATCTGGAGTTGGGTAAAAATCATTTTCTTCTCTATCACCTATTGCGTTAAAACCAACATAAGCTAAAGCAGAAGATTTTTTCATACTAATATTTTATTTATTTCTTACTCTCTGCGGTGGGAAAACAACTAAGAAAGGATTGGCTAAACAAAGGGGAGAGCCAACAAAAACCCACCGCAAAGAATGAATAACAGTATTTAGCTGTTATTAATACTGCCTATTACCATAGGATCTATTACCTGCAAATGATTTCTTTTGAAATCCACCAGTTTTAAAAGATCCTTGAGTAGCAGTTGCTGCCTTAGCATTATCTTTTTTAGTTAAGACAACAGTATATCCACCAGTTGCATTTCCATCTATGTCTATGCCATCAAACGCTGCATAGTCATACCAAACGCCACCAATGTTTGCATTGATCTTCCAGTTTTTTCCCTCTGGTGCTTTTGGATTATTTGGTGCAACAAAAGTTGGAAGATTATCGCCTTGCTTTTTATTTAAGTTAGGGACAAGATTTAAGTATATCCTATCCTTTGACTGCTCGTTCATTTATACCTCATTATGTTTTTGTATCTCAGCACGTTTATTTTCAAACGTATCTATTATACGTCTGTAGGTGCTAAGATCATTTGATTTATTTACTTGATCAATTAATTGCTTGTTAGCTTTCCATAAGAAATCTAACTTAGCAACGTGAGGTGCATAACCTACACGCTTAATTAGATCATCAACCTCAAATGGATCATATCGTAATTTACCATTGGAAGTTTCTTTGCCATTTACTTTTTGAATAGGAATATTTAATTCTCTATATTCCTCTGCTGAGGTTATATCCTCTAACAATATTCCAAGAAATGACATTGCTCTTGTGATTGCAAATGTTTCTGCTATTTCAATATAGCCAGGTTTATCCCTGTACTGTTTCGAATACCCAGACGAAAGCACTTGCTCTGGATCAGACTTTGTAATTACACATTTCATAATCACATAGTTTTGGGAGTGTTCAATCATAACACAATTAATCCCAAGCTCAGAACCAAATACCTCCCTAAAGTATTTAATCTTACTCCAAGCTGATACAGTCTTTTTACCATGCTGATTGATATACGTTCCATGTTCAGCACACAGATCATTTATCAATCTTATTTTTTCTTTCATGTTTTCCTTTCATTGTTTTGTTCGTAGCTACAAGAATACAAAGCAACCTCTTTTGATTTATAAAAGATGCCAGTTTTATTCTTGAGATTTGAAACGCCAACATACGTCAGCCTCTCAAATGCCTTATCACATAAATAAGGATTATATTTTACATCCTTATAATGAAAATCAATTACCACTCCACTCATTAGATATATTGATAAAATAAAATTCATAATGCCATACATAAAAAAATACCAACACACATACCAATGATGAATGGGTATAATAATAATTTAAATTGTTTAATTTTTTTTTGTCTGTTTTGTTTTTCTAATGTGTCTTGTTTAAACTGCTCAAGTATTTTTTTATACTCTTTCATATTATTATAATCTATGTTCATACCTTGTCCCATAATGTTGCAGCTTTAGTTATGTATTCCATTTGTATATCTTTCCATGTGTAAGAACTAAAGTCTGGTGGTGGAATTAATCTTGCCATATCTTGCACATTACCCTTTGCAAGTTGTACAATATTCTGTCTGACTTTTGCTTTCTTGTAATCCTCTGTTACGCAAAATTTTAAATAATCTGGTTTTAACATTTCGCAGTTATCAGGTGTAAATACTTGGAAGCTATCTTGATTTACATATAGCAAGTGTGGTGTTTTGCCAGTAGAATGAGAGTAGAAAGCAACTTGCTTGACGTGGTTTGCGTCTGGCTCTTTAGGAATGTAGCCTTTGACCCAAGAGAAACCTTGCTTGGTGTTGGTTTTTCTTTTTGATCTATGTTTTGTTTTAAGTTCTATGATTGATTTCCTATCTTCGTAATCTATTCTACCTATCTTTGGTAAAACCAAACCTTTAAAATATTGATGGCAATATCTTTCACTTGCACTCTCATCATCTAATTTAAGATCCTTGATTGCAGCCACAGTCATCTTAATCATATCCGCAAGATACTGTTTTGTTTCTTGGTGTTGCTCAGCATCTAATTCATTATGCGGTTGATACTTTTCGTATTCTTGTATTTCATCTTTTATAATTTGATCTAAATCTTTTTTTTCATTTAAGATTTTTTTATCAGCGTCATACATATATTTAGATATATAACGTTGCGAAGCTCTGCCTACTGTAACTCCAGCAGTCATACGATAATTAATATTCATTAATCGTCTTTCTTCTTGTGTGAAGAAACAATATTTAATTAACCAATCAGAATCTAACATTGACTCTTGGCTTGGTGATGTGTGGTCTAAATTTAGTTTTGTATAATAGGATATAATTTCATCCTCGTGTGTGTGTACTGGTATCTTTTGCATAGTTGTTTATTGTTTGATTTGACAAATATACCGATTTGGCATACTGGTCAAGAACAAAAAAAATAAACACAACCAAAGATAAATATGACACTAAAAGAGTACAAAGATAGGAATAAACTTTCCTACAAACAGATAGCTGATCTCATTAATCTGCCATCTATGACAGTATATAGGTATGTAAATTCTCAACGAATACCGCATCCTAAACTAATGAAAAAGATAACAGATAAAATAGGTATAACTCCCAATGAGATCTATAATGAATACTACAACAAGCACAATTTTAAATAAGGTTTTAGTTTCTTGGTATGATATTCAATCTTGTGAGGGTGCTTGGAGTACGCACAAGGAAGTACAAGATTTAAAATTAGCTGAGTGCCATACCATTGGATATTTATTTACTGATCACAATGATAAGAGTCTTATAAAAATATTCTCAACCTACTCTATTGATGCTAATGGCACTATGGATTATGGTGATGTTACTTGCATACCTAAGGCTTGTGTCATCAATATAGAAAATCTTAATAATTAATGGAAAAAATATTAACAGTAATTTCTTTAGGCGTTGGAGTTCAATCATCTACTATGGCTTTGATGTCAGCAAAAGGTGTTCTGCCTAAAGTGGATTGTGCAATCTTTGCTGATACAGGATATGAGCCAAAGAAAGTTTATGAATATTTAGAGTGGATTAAAACTCAATTACCATTCCCTGTTTATACAGTTATGAAAGGTAATATTAAAGATGATATGATTGGATCTATTGATAATGGAACTAGATTTCCTACAGCACCATTCTTTACAAAAAATTCAGAAACAGGAAAGAAAGGAATGTTAATGCGTCAATGCACTAATGATTATAAAATACAACCAATAAGAAAAAAGATTAGAGAACTTTGTAATATACAAAGAGGAAAACATTTTCCAAAAAATAAATTTGTAGAACAATGGTTAGGTATATCAACAGATGAAATAATTAGAATGAAACAAGCGAGAGATAAATACATTAATAATATTTATCCTCTTATAGATTTACAAATGAGCAGATCCAATTGTCTTAAATGGATGTCTGATAATGGTTATCCTTTACCAGAAAAATCTGCATGTATTTGTTGTCCCTATCATGATGATAATTACTGGCAAGAAATGAAAGATAACAGACCAAATGAATTTCAAGATGCTGTAGATTTTGATTTAAAAATAAGAACAGGATCTAGAAAGATACATGATCATTTATTTTTACACAGAAGTTGTAAACCTTTAAGCGAAGTTGAATTTAAAAAAAAGAAAGATCAATTAAACATGTTTAATGATGAGTGTGAGGGATTGTGTGGAGTATAAAAATTTAGATGACGCTGAAAAAATTATTAAGCAACAAGAAAAGGAAATAGATGTTTTGCGAAATGAGATTAGCATTTTGCATTGGCAGCTTAATCAACTTAACGAACAATTAAACGAACTAAAAAACAAACAAAGTAATTAATGTCATTTCTTAATCATAACATTCCTATTTGGAAAGCTAAGGTACGATTAGAATATTTATACAACAAACAAAAACATATTGGCGAGGAGGAGGTGTGTCTTATCCATAGTATAACAACGCTAGAGGGTAGAACTCCATTGTTTAATATTATGCTACCGAATGGTGCTAACTATGCAAGGCTACCAATCACAGCTTTTTTTTCAAACGAGTACACAAGAAAAGATGTAATAGATTTAGAACTAAAACAAACTGTGTATTGGGACTGCCTATCCTATTATGCTGGTGTGTTTGAATACAATGCTCTTGCAACTTCTATGTGCAAATTTATTGACAGAAATAATAAATTACACAGAGCAAAGTATATGTTCTCTATTGACTATGCACATCCAGATATAAATTTATTAAACACAACATACGCAGAAATAAGCGAAGAACATAAGCACCATCACATATTAGAATTGAATAAGGATGATGAGTGGCAAGGCAATTACGCACTCATGCCAAACAACAAAATACTTTTTAACTTACCTAACTTTACAGTCAAAGATCAGATACCAGATTACAAAACTAATATGGACTATCCAAGCGTTGAGACAGATTCTTGGATAACTGAAGATGACGATAGTTTTTATTACAAAATTAAAAACTAATGGCTAGATGGAATTACTTTAATCGAGGTACAAAATATTCCGAGTGGCATCGTAAGCACGAAAATATTGGAATGATTGATATTGACTCTGTTGAATGTTGCATTAACAAAGGATGTTGGCAGCCACTTGCTATAATAGAAACTGTGTACGATGTAGGTAAATACTACAAAACAACCACTATTGTTGAGACCATAGCCAAAGCCTTAAATATACCTTGTTTTTTAGTTTTTTATAAGGAGGGGGTAGGTGTGGGTAGGCTAGTGTTCAAAGTACAGCGTCTATTGCCTTTTAAATCGGATTTAGAGGTGGTTTTAGAGGAGGATTATGTAGGTATTTTACGATCCTTGCATGAAGAACATGAAAAGGTATGTAAATATGCTAAAAAATAAGGGTAAGTACATTCCTCATATTAGAATACCTGTATCTTTGTTCGAACATCCTAGTTATTTATGTCTGCCAGAGAGGAAGAAAGCTCTGTGCCTTGCGGTTTTAATGATTTTAATGAGGTTTGCGGACAGCAATACTGGCAGATGTTATCCTAGGCTCTCTCTCATTGCAAAGATTTTAGGCTTAAGTAGAACAACTGTTTATAGGTGCATTTGTTTATTAATACAAAGTAATATTGTGGCAAAAAAAAGGCTACCATCAACAAACTTATACACAATTAACAAGGCATTTATGGTAAAATACTTGAGTGATGTTTCTAATAGCAACATGGATGTTTCCAATAGAAACATGGATGTTTCTAATAGCAATGTATTAATAGAACTATCTTATAATAACTATCTTAATAGAACTAAATTAGGTTTTAATAATAAGATAGATAGATTAATAAACATACATAAAGGTAATAAGGATAGTCTTTTAAAATCCTTGAATAATCTACCTCTGCGAGACTTTAATAACTTATTAAAAACCCACCCTTACTATTATAAACTTGCACTAGAATTTAGAAAGGATTTGGATCACGAATTAAAAGCAAAGCAAGTGGATGTGTCAAAAACTTTAGAGAGGGTAAGGAAGTTTAGCAATTCCAATTATAGAAATAAAATTAATTATAACAAAAGAAATAACATCAAGCCAGGTAAATGAAAGGTGGTTTTAAATCTAAAAGA